TTATTTAGCGTTTAATATGTCAATTATTGTCGTTTTCATTTTTTTCGTGACATGGGTATAGATTTCATTAGTTGTCTTACTGCCATGTGAGTGACCGACCCTGTCCATGATCGCTTTCAACGGAACGTTTTTTTCAGACAAATAACTCACTAATGTGTGTCTGAATATGTGAGAGCTTAAATTCTTTTGTATAGGGCTTTTAAGGCGTGTATTAGCCCTTTTTAAAGTTAAGTTGAATGAATTTATTTGCATTGGTATGCCACTGTTAGAAACGAATATAAAGCCCATATCTTTAAATTTTGGATTCGTTGTTTTGTTTATATCAGACATAGAAATCATTTCGTCTAAAATATCCATTTCTCTATCACTCAGCTCAACTGTTCTGTAACTAGATACAGTTTTAGGAGTTGTCTTTTTGCCTTTCGAATAACCGACAGTGGTATCGATCGTTCCGTGTATGTCAACAGTTTTGCTGTCCTTGTGGTAATTTTCAAACTTTAAAGCTATAGCCTCACCCATTCTACAGCCGTTAAGGCTCATGAATTCAGCAAGCAAAGCGTGCCTATAGGTATCTGGTCTTCTGTATAGTTCATTTAATATATCATCAAGTTCATTACGTTCAAGATATTTATTGTTTATTTTTTTAAGGTCTTTTTCTGTTTTTATGATTTTAGGTATTTTGGCACGTCTAGCTGGGTTGTCATTTATATATTCCAGAGTCATGCCATAATCAAAAACGAGATTTAACACAGATTTAACTCGAATTAATTGAGAGCGTTTGATATTATCTGAAACTAAGATATTCTGTATGAATTTAACATCTACATTTTTAAATTTTACGCTTTCGTCTACATTGTCTATTAAATAATTGACGCTACTTGACATTGAACTTATAGATGATTGTTTAATAGATTTTTTGTATAATTCCCACCATTCAACTAAGACATCTTTGAATAGTGCGTTATTCGTGGTAAGCTCACTCATTTGCTTTTGTATCTTCTCATTAAGCAAAATAGAGGCTTGTTTCTGTGCTGATCTTGTATTTTTATCTAGCGTCACGCTAATTCTTACAGTTTTTTCAGTGTATGGATTTACATATCTCTCAAAATATTGATACCTTCCGTTTGGTATTTTTTGACACCACATTGTTTTTATACCTCCTTTTTGGTAAAATGGGTATAGTAAAAACTACTGTATTACAGTAAGATTTGCTATCTTTTCGCAGCGTTACTCACAATCTTTTCCGAGGGAGTGAGTGGCGTTTTTTTAATTTTTTAACGGTACGTCTACTCCTTTATTTTTATCATAGTCGCTATATAAATAAAGTGTTTTGTAACTATCTGAATTTATTTTTGAGTACATAAAAGAAAATTTATAAACTTTATCTCGATACGTGAATTCGCCAGCGCCATTCAAGATATTTTTATAGGTGGTTTTTCCGTCAGAACTTTTATTATCTGGAAATATGTTGACTTTTAAATTGTTTTCAGAAGTATCTATTTTAAAATCATCAATTTGATATGCTTTTTTTATTTGAGCTTCTGCTAAAACAATAAATTCTGCTTTTTGACTAGTGTTTACAGCTTTGATGGTATCGTCTGATTTAGTTTCTTTTTTTAATTCGATTGATTCTGATGATTCTGTTTTCTTGTCGTTTTTGGTAGTAAGACTATTCGCTAAACCAGCAAATAAAAATATAACTATCAACCAAAACCACCATTTCTTGTAAATAGGTTTTCCGTCTTTAGCAACTTTTTCATCTCTTTTTCCCATTTCTGAAACTCCTTTTCAGCTTTTAACGTGAATCCGTTTGCACGATATGTTTATTACAGTTAATTCAATCTAACTATTTTTGTAGTTTTTTAAAGCATCTGCGATCACACGTTTGTCGTGGTCTGACATAGGTGGACTGTCAGCTGATTTAGCTGAATATTGAACAGTAAATGACTTGCCTTCTATTTCAAACGTTTCTTCTCGACGATGACATCTACAAGAAAGGTTATGCTCTATAACTTTTACGTCATTCTTCATAATAATCTCCTATATTTTATACACCAAAACCCACCGTTTTAAGGTAGGTTTTTTAATTATTCTGAATATCTTCCGACAACTCTACCCAGAACCCTGAAATCACTTCCAGCGTCTGCATCTACTTTCATATCCTTGTATTTTTTGTTCAAGCTATGCAAGTAAGCGTGGTCATCCTCTAATATCAACTGTTTAACGTAGGTGTCTCCGTATAATTCAAACACGCCAATCTCTCCGTCATTCAAATTGACAGTCGATTCAATGAAGATATAATCACCGTCATGGTATTCAGGTTCCATTGAATCGCCATAAACAGGAACAACATAATCAGCGTCAAACTCAACCGGTAATGTAACTTGGTCTCTCTGAGTAGTTCCGATATATTGACCTGTACCAGCGGATACTGCATTGTCGTAATAGTCGTAAGTGTAATCTTTTATATTGACCACTTTGTTTTGGTCGTCTAGTTCAGATTTAGCATAAGCGACTACTTTGTCTTGCCTAGGTTCGTCTAGCTTTGAAAATACGCTATCAAGAATCTGTTTAGTAGTGGAATTATCTTTTTTATTCTCGTTAACTCCTAACAAATATTCGGGAGTTATGTTCAAAACCCTTGCGAAATCATCAGCTCTGTTCAAAGGAAATTCACGAGTATAATTGAAATATCTTGATACAGCTGACTTAGCCATATTGACTCGTCTAGCTAGTTCCGAAATGGATAAACCTTGTTTATCTTTTTCTTCTTTCAATATATTTACTATTTCTTTGTTAGTTCTCACTTTTTCTCCTTTCTTTGATATGCTTCTATTATAGCACCGTTCCCAAAAAAGCACAATAGGTATTGCAAAAAAACTTTTTTGTATTTTTTTTAAATTTATGTGTTGACAAAAGAGAACGAAAGAGATATACTTAAATTGTTCCCGATAAAGAACGAAAGGAGAAAATATCATGACACTTGATTTGAATAGAATCAGAGCAGAGCGAATTGCAAAAGGAATGACTCAAGATGAAGTTGCTAAGAAAATGGGTTGGAAAACACGTACCCCTTACGCTAAGCGAGAGAATGGGATCGTTGCAATTGGTGCAGATGAATTAATTAGCCTTGCTTTGATTTTTGGTTATACTAAGGATGATTTGGGGATTTTTTTTAACCAAAACGTTCTCGAAAAAGAACACGTAGCTAGTTAGAAAGGAGCAACATGAATCAATTAATTTCAATCACGACAAACGAAAATGACGAACAACTCGTCAGCGGTCGTGAATTACACAAATTTTTAGGAGTTAAAACTCGTTATTCAATTTGGTTTGACCGTATGTCAGAATATGGTTTTACAGAAGATATTGACTATACAGCTGTTGTCCAAAAAAGAACAACAGCTCAAGGCAATCAAACCGAGTACATTGACCACGCCATGAAACTAGACATGGCTAAAGAAGTATCTATGATTCAACGCAATGAAAAAGGCAAGCAAGCTCGCCAATATTTTTTAGAAGTCGAAAAAGCGTGGAACAATCCAGACATGATTATCAAGCGTGCTATGGATTTACAAGCACGTAAGATTATTATGCTTGAAACTGAAAATCAGCAACTTAAACCAAAAGCGCTATTCGCTGAGGCGGTAGAATCGTCAAAAGGTTCAATCCTCGTTAGAGACTTGGCTAAAATCCTGAAACAGAATAATGTCGAAATTGGAGAAAAGCGTTTATTCGCTTGGCTCAGAGATAATGGCTATCTTATCAAGAAGCTAGGTAGCGACTACAACTCACCAACACAACGCTCTATGAATTTAGGAGTTATGGAATTTACTGAAAACACAGTCGTCCGAAATAGCGGTGACGTTATTTTAAGAAAGACTCCTAAGGTTACAGGAAAAGGTCAAACTTATTTCGTTGGAAAATTCCTGAAAGGCGGATTATTAATCAGCGAATAACAAAAAAGCCAGTCGGCAAACTGGCTCACATTAAATATTTATAACTTGATTATATCACAGAAAGGAAAAACATGAAAGAAGTCATGCATTACGTATCTGTCGCAACTCCAAAAGAACTACCAGCGGAAAAAATGTACTATTCAGATGAGGAATTGGCTAAGCTGTTGTGTCGAAAAAAAAGACACGTTGCTGAGTACAGAGTATTAATGGAAAACGATCCTGTAGCAACTGGATACGTGCTTGAAATCAGCGGAAAAGTGACGAGATACGATGCGTTCGTTGAATTTTTAAAACATAGAAAGAAATACAAAGGACTAGAGGGAAGCAGAAGCGGAATCCCAGACTTTGAAGACGAGGCTATCAAATGACTCACACACATAAATCATTCACACCAAGTGACCACGCAAAACTAACAGCACAGCTAGATAAGCACAACGGGCAAAACGTAGAATATTGGAGTAAACATGAAAAATAATTTTCCTGGCGACTCACGAAAAATGAAAACAATCAAAGAACTGGAAGACAAGTTAATTGACGTTTCTGGATATATTGGAAGTTTGGGAAATCCAAATAATACAGAATCCGCTAAAACTATATCACTTGCATTGATTGCTTTGAAGATTGGAGATACGAAATGATCATTAAAATAACAAGGGAATACGACAAATGGAGCAACTCATCAAAAGAGTACTTCATTGAGAAAAAGGAATTTGAGTTTGAACACCGTGACACAAAAAAAGAAAACGGAACGATAGAGGAAAGCATGTATCGCATATCTGACATGGAAGAATTAACTAAAGTTATTAAACCTAATTTCTTTAAGAATTATACAGAATATGCAACATTTTTAATCTTAAACGAAGCGAAATTCAACTCTAAGGAGCAAGAGAAATGATTGACGTATTAATAGCCACACACGGCGCACAGGAAGGCGCACAGGCGCAGTTTAACCACTCAACGCATAAATGGACGGTATGGACTAAGCAAGGCTTAGAACGTACGTATAGCGACATTGTTAGATACGCACGGTATATGACTAGAGGATATTGAAAATGAATGAAGAAGCAAGCCAACGTGAGCAAGAAGAATATGCGCAGTTTGAAGCTGAGCAAGAAGAATTGTGTGAGATAGCATGCGCTAAGTATGAAGATTATAAGCCATTGCTTGATGAAATGATTGATAATGCAGTCGCTGTGTCTCACATTGAGATACTGGAGTACTGTGTAGAAAATAAATATAAGCTAGAAAAATTCATTTCAGAAAGTGAATGGCAGTCTGCTATTGAGTTTATGGATAAATTATTGGAGGTATAAAAATGGAATTTGCACTTTTACCAGTGGATTTAGAAACAGGAGAACGCATTGAATTTACGCCTAGCAACATCAAACAGCTAGGTAATGACGATTTAGCAAACCTGACTTCTAGTCTTAAAGTAATGGAAAAGCTTAAAAAAGAAGCAGAGAAAGAAATTAAAAAAAGACTTGATGCTGGTCAAAAATTTACACGTCTATCTTATGACGATAAGCCCAGTTACACAAGAGTGCTTGTGTTAGATGCAGAAGCCAAAAAGTCGCTAATCAAAAATTATGGGCTAGATAGTATAGAGCCTTTATCAATCGCCAAACTAGAAAAGAAATACGGCGAAGGTATCTATGAAAAATTACAACCTTTTATAGTGGAAAAACCAAGAGCCAAGTCAATTAAATGGGATGCGTAGAGGTAATTAATATGAGTAAACTTAAATTTAATGAACTCCAAAATAAAATTAACCTCAAAAAGCAAAAAGGGCAAGCGGTTAATTACACATATCGAAGCGCTGAGCAAATTCTTGAACACTTCAAGGCTCAGGACAGCGGATGGGAAATCATCCTGACAGATGATATAAGCGAAATCGGCGGAAAACTATTCATGAAATCTACAGCGATTGCTAGAGACGCAGAAGAAAAACATGAAGCAATTGGTTTTGCTGAATTGTCTGACGTTCCTATTTTGAAACTAAAAGCCGGCGGAGAAAAGAAACAGATGACTGAGCCACAATGGACTGGCGCAGTGAGTAGTTACGCAAGGAAATATGCGCTACAAGGTCTATTCGGTATCGCAGATGTGGACGTGGATGAACTTGAGCTACAACAGGAATTTATTCAAAAAAAGGAAAGAGCTAAAAATCAACCTAAACCAGAATTAACTCCAGAACAAAAAGTAACAGCTAATATTGATTGGGTTAACAAGAAATATAATCCAGAAATCGAACTTATCAAATCTTGGAAAGATATGGAGCCAGATAAGGCATTGAAAGCAATAAAAGAATACGCAGAAGCGATGAAAGAGGCATAATATGGCAATTATCACAGTTACAACTCGATTAACAGAAAAGAACATGCGAACTGTCAATACGCAAAATGGTCAAAAACAGGTTGTTAGTGTTCCTGTTATCAAGGATAAAGACGGTAGTTGGGTATACGCATCAACCTTCATCAACTTTGAGGTTTACGAAGGCGATGTTTTGACAATCAGCGGTCGAATTGAACAAAAAGATGATGGACAATACAAAAATAACAATTTTGTTTTCCCAACGGTTGAAAGAATGTACAAACCGCAGCAACAACAAGCTAGACAGCAATCGTCTACACCTAATTTCGGACGCGATAGTGACCCACTTTCTAGTAATTCGCCAATGGACTTGAATTCAGATGACCTGCCATTCTAAGGAGCGAAAAAATGACAAAAGAAGAACTGATTAAAAGTTTTGAACACAACAATTGGGAACTTCATGAAATTTACAAGGATAAATTACTAGCTCTAAACTATGGAGAATTAGCAGATAAGTTGATCCACTTGAAAAGCCAAACGGCTATCGTGAACTTTGGAGGTGCAAGTGTCAAGTAAAAATAAAACAAAAATATATTTTTGGCTTAAACTAGATAACAATTTTTACAAGAATTTAGCTATTAAAAAAGCTAGGAGGTTAGCAGGAGGTGACACGATGGTCATCATTTACCAAAAACTCATGCTTGAATCATTGCAAAATAACGGAGTTCTTTATTTTGAGGGTGTTCTAGAAAATATTGTAGAAGAGTTATCATTGCAACTTGATGAAGATATCGAAAATGTCGCAATGACCTTGGATTTATTTACCAAGTCAGGTCTTATTCAATTGAATGATAGCAACGACATTGAAATGCTTCAAGTTCCTGCGCTGATTGACCAAGAGACTAATTGGAGTAAATACAAAAGGGACACGAGAAAGAAAGAAGATATCAAAAAGTTGGACATTGTCCAACCGCTGTCCAACCACTGTCCAACAGAGATAGAGTTAGAGTCAGAGATAAAGATAGAGTCAGAGATAAAGATAGAGTCAGAATCAGAGAAAGAAGATAATGCTGATTCTGAGTATAAAAAATTAACTGATTTCTATCAAGGGAATTTCGGTGTTATCAGTCAACTTATCTCAGAAGATATAAAGTTCAATCTTAAAGATTACGGCTATGATCTAGTTAACGAATCTATGAAGCGTGCCATCTTCAGGCAAAAGCAATATGCTTATTCGGTTCAGATATTGAAATCATGGTCTAAGAACAATATAAAAACTCTTTCTGATGTTGAAGCTGATGATAACAAGTTTAGCAGAAGCAAGACAACTGGAACTGACGATAAGTCAGATTGGACGTGGGCTGAGAAGAAAGCAGGTTTTAGAGAAGTATGACTGATTACTTAGAGCCGTTTGTAGCGAACGAAAAACCACTTGCGAGTCTAGCTAAAGATTTAGTAGTGCTTGATGAGTGTTGCAGTATACACGCAGAAGAACATTTAGTAAGTCATAAGCTGAGACCTCAGACAAAGGCTTGCAAACTTTGTGTTGAAAATAAAAAAATAGCTAAAACTATGGAGTTTGGCGGATTGCCTGACTGGACAGTACGAGATGTAAGTACTGGACAAGTAGTTAGATATAACCCTCAAAACGAAGAATCAGATGGAGACGTTATATCAGATGGAGAATTTAAACAAACTAAAACTAGCTTATCTGATATTTTAGCTAAATTTAAAGCTCAAAAAGGATATGACTTAGAAAAATCTGGCGTTATCGAATTTGCTTATGAGATGGAATCTTTGAAAAAACTAGAGGCATTCCAAAATTGGGTCATCGAAAAATTCAGAGGCGAACACAAACATGTTGAAAAAATTATGGTACACGAGTATTTATCGATGTCTAAAAATGCTTATATGAGTCCAGAAAATAAGCAGAGACTAATTGATAAAAAAGGCTCTATCGAACGTGCAGAGCTGGTTATCGTTGATAATCTTGGAGATTATTCGCCAGACGAGCAAAGTCAGTTTCTTAGTTTGATGAGGATGTTGCAAAACAAAAAGTTTATTTTGTACACTTTCGCAGACGCAGACGACAGACTGGATAAATTGCCTGCATCTGTTAAATTTGCGATAAAAGGTAATAGAATGGCTATTTTATAAGCGGGCATTACCGTTTTAGGAGGTAAAAATGAGTGAGCAAAAATATGATGTATTTCAGGTAGTCGACATGATTGGGACAGAGAGGTTTAAAGGTGTTTTTACTAAATCTGACTTGTCTAAAATTATGGACGGTGCTTTATACCGGAAGCCCTTCCTTGGAGAAACAGGAATTCAACCAGAATGGATAAACCCACTTATCGAGCTTGTGCCAGTTGAGGATGACGAGTGAAATTTAAATTTGAAATGGCAAAAATGCCAACAACGAATCAGCAAAAGGGCGTTAAAAACATAAACGGAAAACTCGTGACATACGATAGAAAAGGCACTAAAAACAAAGAATTGGTAATGAACCTAGCGCAAAATAGGCCGAAGGTGCCATTTTTAGACAAAAACATACCGTTAAAATTATCAGTCACTTTCTTTTATGCGATAAAGCAAAAGAAAAAGTGGGGTTTACCAAAAACAACTAAGCCTGATTTAGATAACTTGCTTAAAAATTTACAAGATTACATGACTAAACTCGGATATTATGCCGACGATAGCCAGATTAGTTGTTTGGTGGTCAAGAAATTTTATAGTGAGAAAAATAGTGTTGAGATTGAAATTGAGGAGATTAAAAAGTGAACACAGCAGGCAATTTATTTTGGACAAATGCAACCAAGATGCTGAAAGAAAACAACGAGTCACTAAGAAGTGTGGCATTGTACATGCGAGACGGAGTTAATGACAAGAAGACACTAGCACTATATGACAAGTTATACAGGTATAAGCGTGAGGCAATCAATCCGCCAAACGTTTTAGCAAATGGCGTGCTGAATTATTTGAAAAAGTTTGACGAGTATCTAATGTTTTCAGATTTATATGCGGAGGAGTAGATATGATACCAAAATTTAGAGCATGTGATGTAAATTCAAAAGAAATTGTTGCTGTAGCAAGAATAGAATTCGATTCAGAAACTATTTTCATAGCAAACAATAATAAGTCCATTAATGATGATCAAAACTTTGGTTTTTGGCAAGGATTTAAAAGTTTTATCCTCATGCAATCAACAGGACTTCATGACGAGAATGGCGTTGAGATATTCGAAGGAGATATTGTTGAAATAATTTATGACAGAGAACCTTTCACAGGTGTTGTAGTATATGACTTAGGAGAGACTGACTTTAAAGCAACTAATAATCGTGAGGACTATGGCAATAATTTTCAATATTTAACTGTAGGAGAATCTATTAAAGTAATTGGAAACGTACACCAACACCCTGAATTATTGGAGGTGACAGATGAATAAAAACCAAAATGCAATCAGCACGTCATGGCTTTACGTGATACTTATCTTGCTGTTATTGTTCGGTGCTTTATCGCTTATGTCTACACTAGAGACTAACAAGCTGAAACGTGAACAGATACGTATTTACAACCGTATCAACAACATGGAGCAGTCTCTCAGGACTAAAGATAAAGAAATTGAACGGTATCTAATTAAGGAGGAACAAAAATGAAAAACTTTATATTTTTATTTACCATGTGGCTAGGCACAGTTGTGGCAGTTGTATCATTTTGGGTATGGCTCGGAACCTTGCTAATTTGGAAAATTTTCGCAGTGACAGGAGCTAGTTCGCTAATTTATCCGTCATTTTGGATTATGGTTTGCGGTGCAGTTGTAACTCTTATAAGTCTGCTGATAGGTTATCTATTCGCGGCTAAATAAAAATTAAATAGGAGAAAATGAAATGAGATGGATTAAAAAACTTTTATGTAAATATTTAGGCCATAATTTTGTAATCTATACAAGTTATAAAGATAGATTTGAAATGGCTGGATATTGCAAGCGGTGCGGATATGATACACACGATAAGGAGAAGATGAAATGAGTAATTTTGAACACAGAATCACAGAAGATTCTACAGAGTTTGAAAAGGCGTTTTTAAAAATTTATGATGGCAGTCTTTGGACTGCTTTGGATAAAATGAAAGATTGGCAACCACCTAAACAGCTTGTAGTAGTGCCACAGTGTGTCGCTGATTGGTTTGAAAAAAACGAGGATGATTTAAGTTTTAAAATTTGGGGTTACCTAATAAATTGGAAATTACAAGATAAAAAATCTGATTTTTTCAGATGGATGAAAAAAGAATCAGAATGTATTGAAATACTTATCCGTATGCAAGATGGTTACACGGTCGAGAAAGAGAAGAAGTACATTCTCAAACATATTGATTTGAGCAAATTATCTACTGATGATTCACTATATCTTGAGCATGGTTTTTATAAAAGACTATTGCATGCTAGATACTCAAAAGACGTTGATATGTCTAAAATTGAACATGCGCATTTCACACAATCAGAAATAGACAAGCTTCATATCGGTAGCTATGAGCAAATTGAGGTAGAACCATGAAAGACCCAGAAGTTGAGTTGAGAAGATTATTACACAACTTACAAACTGGTCAAGATTTTACGTATGAAGAATTTTGCTTGTTTGAAATTAGAAATTTAAACAAAGCTGATAAAGTGGCAGCGAAAGAGTTTAAAACGACAATCGGCATTGAACGGAACATCAAAAACAAGATTATGCGCAAATTATAGTCTGTGAGTTCGAGGTTTAACGCTGACGACACTTTAATATAGTTTTGGTATAAATATGTACAAGATTGTTAAAGTTGCTTGTGAGACGTTTTGAGAGGATATAAGATAATGAAATACAGAAAAAAACCAGTAGTAATAGAAGCTTGGGAATTTACTAAAAAAGCATTGGAACGAACTGATAGTTGGTTACGTGGACAAAAGCGTGAATACTTACATCTAGTATCACAGTATGGTGGAGAAGTTCTCTACATAGAGATTGATACACTCGAAGGCAGAATGAGAGCTGACTTAGGAGATTTCATTATTCAAGGAGTAAACGGAGAGTTTTATCCGTGCAAGCCTGATATTTTTAAAAAAACATATGAGGTAATCGAATGAAAACATATATCTTATGGAGGATATAGAGCCATGAAAGAGATAATGACGTGTGAAATTTGCGGATGTAGTTTCGTGGATGTTGAAAGCGAAGATTACACAGAAGTTTTCACAATAGGTTTGTGTTGTGAATGTATTTTAGAAGAAAATTGAGGTAATATAATGAAATTTATAGGTAATTTCTGTTTTTGGTTGATTGTGTTGATGTCACTTTCTGCAGGGTCATACTCGTTTGCGTGTAGCGCAAATATTTACACTTGGATAGTAGTGATATTATTAGCTGCCACTACTACATTTATTAATGATCGTAACGAAGGTAAACATGACGAGTGACTATTTTGTTGATGTCGGCAAATATTGAAATAGCAAGGTTTAGAAAGTGAGTAATGATGGAAAATTTAAGTGAAAAATTAAAGCAAGTCGGAGTAGAATCCTTTGAAACTTGGTTTGATAGGTGGTATAAGAAAAGAGACCTTGAACATTTGTTAATTGTATCTTCTTCAAAAGGGTTTAATAAATTAAGTATATATTTAAATAATGAGACTGAATACATTAAAAATAGGATGCTTGACAAACGATTTATACCTAAACTGGAAAAGATGTTAGGTACTGGAATAAATGTATATTTGAAAGTAGTCCCAAGGAAAAATTTACTTGGTTTTGGAATTGAAGATAAGTATATTGCTATTGAATGGTAAATATTTAACTTTGTTGAATTAAAAAAGTTAGAAAGTGAGTAGAGATGAAAACGGAAGAAATAGTACAAAACTACCAAATAAAGTTGTTAAAGATTATATTCAAAGAAATTGATAATCTGATAAAATTTGTTAGTAAATATCCAGAAGTTATGGAAAAATACAGACAAACTAATATCGCTGGTCAATGACTGGTAGCTACAAAGCGCCATATTGATATTTAACCCCGTGGAATTACAAGGGTTTAGAAAGGATGCGAAATGCGCAAAGTAAGAGACAGCGAGAATAAATTGCTAAGGTGCATGCGGAAATATAAGCGATTAACAGGTTGGAAAACTGAGATTTCTAAAATCGCAAAAATGTATACTAAAACTTTCGATATAGCACTACTGATGCTCGAAAATAAAGAGTTCATAAAAAAAGATGTGATGGGCATTGATGGCGATGATAAACTTGTAATCAGGTTATCGATTACAGAGAAAGGAATAAATCATATAGCTGAATGCGATGAGGCAAAAAATAAATTGCTGCCAAATAACGACATCAGAAAGATGATAGCTGACATTGGTTACACACAAGGATACGTAGCTAAACGCCTCGGAATAGATAAGACGACTTTGATGAGACGACTAGGCAAGGCGATGAACGAAGAAAAACGTAATCACCTAATAAATCAGATAAAAAATATAGAAAGGATAGAAAATGAAGGTAGATGAAAGCGTGCTGTTTGAATTAACGGGAGAAAAAGAAGTTTTTAACATCCCGCAAAAATTGATGAAGATGCTACTTGATGAGACCGAAAGAAAGCACTTGATCAGCGAGCTAGAAAAATACGAGCACGGAATTTCATGTTCTTTTCAAGAATTTTTCGAAAGTGAAATCGCAGACCGAAAAACATTTAAGCAGGATTACACACCTCAATCTATAGGTGAAATCTGTTCGAATATCGTCGGAACTGGTGATTATTTAGAAATAGCAGCAGGGACTGGGTCACTTGCAATAAATGGGCAGTATAAAGAGCCGTCAAAATTATACTTGACAGAGTACTCAGAGATAGCGCTACCATTTCTGATTATAAACATGTTGCTACGCAAGTATGATGCGGTAATCAGTCATGAGGACTCACTCAGCGGTGAGGTGTTCGCTACTTATAAGACTACAGATGGACAATTTGAAGTTATCGACAAAGCGGATGATTATAAAGCGCAAAGGATTGTGATGAACCCACCATATTCTGCTAAGTGGGAACCAACAGAAGACCCGATTTTTTGGGAGTATGGAACACCGCCTAAAGCCAAAGCAGACTTTGCTTTTATTTTAAAAGCGTTTGATAAGTTAGATGATGCTGGTAAAATGGCGGTAGTATTACCACACGGTGTGTTATTCAGAGGTAACAAAGAGCAAGAAATTAGGCAGAATCTGCTAGAGCGTGGATATATATCTGGTGTGATTGGTCTGCCTGACAAGTTGTTCGCAAACACGAGTATACCAGTCTGTATCTTAGTGTTGTCAAAACAAAAGACTGATAGCGTGATGTTTATAGACGCATCGTCTGAGTTTGATAAAGTCGGGAAGAATAACATCCTAACTGATGATATTATCGCTAAAATATCAGGAACGTTCGATAATAAAAAAGAAATAGATCGCTACTCTAATCTAGTTGGTTTAGATAAAATAAGAGACAATGATTATAATTTAAACATCCCGAGATATGTCGATACATTTGAGCCTGAGCCTATCATTGACATCTGCCAAGTGCAACGTGAGATTATGGAGTGCAATGCTGAGATAGAGAAGACAAGCGCAGAGTTAAGCGGAATGTTTAGGAAATTGGGGTTACCGAATGATTTCAAAATACTTTGATGTAGTGCGAGCGACAGATACGCCAGATAATTATCTAAGTTTTGGCTACGATGTAGATGTTATAGAGCACAAGCGTGAGACGATTAAGAGTGATAAGCCAGGGAAATTAGTGAGCCTGGAGAATGGAGACATCTTGGTCGGGACGGTTAAGCAACAGGTCGCCTTGTTTGTCGGAGACTTTGAGGCTTATGCGCAGCAAGGTTGGAAAGTTTTGAGATTAAAAGATGGAGTTGATATTGATGTCATTGGAGTGTTTGCTTTCATGAATACTCAAAGGTTTAATTACTTACTGAGAGGTGCTTATCGTGGAGAATCTGCGAGTAATCTTATTATTGGGGAATTCACTGGAATTGAATTGAAAATAAAAGATATCAATCCGTCTGTTACAAAAGACTTTATGTTACAGATTAGACTGCGTAAGTTGATAGAGCGACGCACATACCTGATAAAAGAGCTTAAAAAGGGCATGATGCAAAAGATGTTTGTTTAGAAAGGAGTATCGTGGCAGATAAGTTAGACAGAGTGATAGCGGACTATGTAAATGGGCGGATAGATGCTAAGATAAAATCTATCGAAAGTAGGTATCTGTATCGCCAAAAGGTGGATAATCTAGGTATCAGAACTGGTTATTCCGGTGGTTCAGAACAAGAAAGTCACGTCATGAACAAGGAAGATTTAGATAACGATGCAGAGTTTTGTAGTCTTAAGGAGGTAACTTATATCTTTAGTATGTGGTATGAACCGCTTAGAGATATTGAAAAGGAAGTTATTAAATTAAAGCTGAGTGGTTACACTGGATTGCCTTGGTATCGTGTCATGATGGAGCTAGATTTAAATGGTATAGACATATCTCAGAAGCAAGCTAAGCGCATATTTTATCAGTTTAAAAAAGATATTGAGCCATTTATCTTGCATTGCTTGAATTGAGTGGGTCAAATTGGCATAAAAACGACGCGAAAAAGGAACGAAAAGGGAACGTTGACCCCTTATTTTAAAGGTATACTGATATTATGACGATTGCAAGTAAATAACCAACTTTGACTACTCCATCAAGTATTTAACGCATGGGTCATAATTAAGTTGTAAGGAAATTCCGAACAACTTAATGCAGGCATGTCCTGCGTACATAATGTGCAAGCTTGAACCACACTAAAAGCAAGCTAGACTTTAAGTGATTTTATTGTTGGCTGCTAGGAAAGACTAGCGATTAATGGGAATTAGCTCAGTTGGTAGAGCATTGGTCTCCAAAACCAAGTGTCGTAGGTTCGAGTCCTGCATTCTCAGTTTGTAAATAAATTTTGGAGGAATTTAAAATGAAAGAAGTAGATTACGAACGTTTCAGTAAAGAAGCGTTGATTCAATTGGCAATGCATCAAGAACAAGAACTTATTAAACTTGAAGCTATTAAGAATCAATACGCAAAGCACCTTGAACAGGTAATAGAACATAATTCGATAGAAAAATATCGAGAAACTGTAAAATACAATAATAAACAAGAGTCATAGCATGCGCTGTGGCTTTTTGTGTGGGAAGGGTTGGGATATGTTATGACTGATGTTAAATTCTATAAGTCTCCTAGATGGTTGGCTAAACGTGACTCTATCCTGAGACGTGACAAGTACGAATGTCAGAATTGCAAAAGGTACTTTAAGAATAAAGAAGCTAAGACTGTACACCACATATATTTCTATGAGGACTATCCTAAGTTATCTTTGGTTAGTTGGAACTTGATTAGCTTGTGTAACGAATGCCACAATAAGATGCACAATAGATTTGACGATACACCTACTAAGTTAGGAATTAGTTTACAGGAAAAGAAAAAGAAAGAATTTGAAAATTGGTTTACCCCCCTATCAGTTCCGATAAAAATTGAGGTTCTAAGGGAACGAATAGGGTAGTCTTTTCCAAATTTACGAGAATTTTGAAAAACTTTTTTTCATAATCTGAAAGGAGGTGATGGATTGGAGAAGATACCTACAGAGCGCACGATTTACGACTATACGATAAAGCAAATGAAGGCGTTAAAAGTGCATGATGTTGCGTACAACAGAATTGTCGGGATTTACGCTGGAATGTTAAGGCAATATTATATTTTAGTCAAAGATTGGGAGAAAAACGGTTGTCCTGCAACTGTTGAAAGTGCTGCAGGTACTCTTAAGAAGCATCCGTCACTTGATCAGATCGAAAAGTTAAGGAAAGATATACTATCTTACTCTAATCAGCTGATGTTAAATCCAAAAGCTAACAATGCAGGTCAAATCAAAGAAGATGATGAGCCTAATCCATTTGCAAATTTCATAAAGTAAAGGAGGTGAGGAATGGAAAAATTAAGCGACAATTTTTTAGAAGCTAAAAAATACGCAGACGATTTAGTAAGTGGTAAGAAACTGGCTAATATAGAACAAGTCCAAGCCGCTCAAAGATTTATTGACGACTTGAAATCTGGTAAATGGGATTTTAGAAGCGATCAATTTGATTTTGTTATAGGACTTATCGAAGGGACTATAAAGCATCAACAAGGGCAAGACTTAAATGGCGTTGACTTATCTGGAACTCCTCTTTTACTTTTACCGTGGCAAAAATTCATCATAGTTAATTTGTTCGGTTTTTTCAACAAAGGTACAAGCATTAGGCGATTCAATGAAGCGCTTATTTTTTTACCAAGAAAGCAAGGTAAAACGGCTTTTTCTAGCGCTTTAAGTTGGGCTAAAGGTGTTGTTGATAGGAAGTCAGGAAGTAAAGTTTATATACTGGCTAACTCAATAGATCAAACTAAAGAGGCTTTTGGTTTCTTGTCGTATAACTTATCTTTAGTCCGAAAGGGATTTAAAAAATTTAGACTGCGAGACAATAATCAAGAACACTCTATCAAAGCTGAATTTTCGGACGGAAAGATAGAAGTTATTGCCAAGGCTAATCAAGAGGACAAGTTAGATTCATTCAACTGTAACGGATTGATACTTGACGAAATACACTCGTGGAAAAAGGCGGGTGCTAAGAAGTACACGCTGATGAAGAATGCCATGAAAGCATATCGTAATAAATTATTAGTCGGTATTTCAACAGCTGGTGATGTCGCTAACGGGTTTCTTGCAATGAGGATTCAAACATTAAAGAAATTTCTTGACGGACAGATAAACGATCCTGTCTATGACAGCTATTTCATTTTTCTTTGCATGGCTGAACAAGATAAAAAAGGTAACATTTTAAATCCAGTCACTCATGAAGTCACAACGATTGATGATCCGCAAGTTTTGGAATCTTTGACACCATCACTAAATCAGACGACAACGCTATCTGAATTATTAGCAGATGCAAGACAAGCGATGTTAGAGCCTCAATTAAAGTCAGAGTTTTTAAACAAGACTTTAAATGTATTTACGACTGCCGAAAACGCTTATTTTGATATAGACGAATTTAAATACTCTGATAGTCAATTTGAATGGACGGTTGAAGAATTATCAAAATTGCCTATTGTATGGTATGGCGGGGCTGACTTGTCTAAGCTGCACGATTTAACGGCTACTGCATTATATGGCACGTTGAAAGACCATAAATACACTGACACAGAAGGTGTAGAACACGTCAAAAATATAGACATTTCAATCACTCACGCTTTCTTTCCTCGTGCAAGAGCTATCGAAAAAGCTGAGGTTGATAATATACCACTATTCGAATGGTCTGAGGAAGGGTGGGCAACGCTGAGTAATACGCCTACAGTTCTATATGATGATGTTGTCAAGTGGTTCATTAATATGCGAGGGTTAGGTTTTAAAATTCGTGAAGTGCATTTTGATAAAAAATTTGGGCGTGAGTTTTTCTTGAAAATGAAAAAAGCTAAATTCAAAATGCTAGATGCACCTCAATATTTCTATAGAAAATCGGAAGGTTTCAGGCATATTGAAGTTAAAGCTAAAAACGCTGAATTATATTATGCTCACAGCTTAGCTTATGAGTATTGTGTTAGCAATGTCGTCGCTATAGAAAAGACTGATGATATGATTCAGTTTGAAAAAGTTTTGCCAAATCAACGAATAGATTTATTTGATGCGAGCGTATTTGCTTGTGTTGCTAGTCTTGAGGCTGGCGAATCTAAACAACAAAAAGAAGCATGGGGAATTAAGTAAATGGCTTTTAATTTTATGAAAAAGAAGCAGGTCAGGTCAGATCCTGGCGCTATAAGTGTAGAGTACGTGTCACCAAGTCAATTCATCGAATCAATTTCAGACAGCTATGTCAGGCTTGCTGACAATCCAGAAGTCCGCATGGGAGTTGAGAGAATCGTCGACATGGTTTCTAGCATGACAATTCAACTTATGAAAAATTCCGAAAAAGGAGATACAAGGATATTTAATGACTTATCAAGAGTTGTTGACATTGAACCTAATCCTTATATGACGAGGAAGAATTTCATTGCATGGATTGTGAGAACTTTATTGATAGAAGGCGGTGGTAATGCTGTTGTTAAGCCGATATTTGATGGCTTAAAACTAAAAGCGCTTTTGCCAATACCTCCAAACGCAACGACTTTCAATACTGATGATTATGAGTATTCAATCAATGTTAGTGGAAAAGAATATAGTCCAGATACTTTATTGCATTTTTCAATAAATCCAAGACCTAACAATCCATTTATTGGAAGTAGCTATGAATTTGTGTTGAAAGATTTAGTAGATAATCTCAAACAGTCTTATGTTACTAAGAAATCTTTTATGAAATCTGAGTACATGCCAAGTCTTATCGTGTCAGTTGATGCTGATTCTGACACTTTTTCAAACGAAGAAGGACGTAAGAAGATTGAACAGCAGTATTTAAAGCGTGAAAATTCAAGAGCTCCTTGGATAACGCCGCAAGGTATTATCGACGTTCAAACTATAAAGCCTCTCACACTAAATGATTTGGCTTTAAACGACGCTGTAGAAATCGATAAAAAGACGGTAGCGTCATTGCTTGGTGTTCCTCCTTTTCTTTTGGGAGTTGGCACTTATAACAAAGATGAGTACAACAACTTTGTTAACACCAGGATTTTATCGATCGCCCGGTCAATCCAACAAACTCTCAATAAATTAATTCTAGACCCAACAATGTATTTCAATTTCAATCCTCGCAGCCTTTACAATTACTCGCTTACTGAGTTAGTAACTGCCGGCGTGCAAATGGTCAGCGTGAACGCTCTAAGACGTAACGAGTTACGCAATTGGGTAGCCTTGCCACCAGATGCTGAAATGGACGATTTGTTAGTGCTTGAAAACTACTTGCTACAGAATGATATTCAAAATCAGATGAAGCTAGTACAGAACCAATCGAAAGGAGGTGAGAATAATGAACAATCGTAAGTCTTTGCAAGCTAGAGACATTGGACAGTTAGACAATAATCAAGAAGCTACTGATAAGAAGATTATCAGTGGTTATTTTATTGTCTTTGACACTGAAACAGAGCTTTATCCAGGCGTTCGAGAAGAGGTTTCACCAGATGCACTTGTAGGCGTTGATTTAAGCGACGTTAAAGCGCTTATAGACCATGACACTGCTAAAGTGTTAGGCAGAACTAAAGCGAACACACTGAGCTTATCAGTCGATTCTAAAGGTCTCTATGGCGAAATCATCGTGAATGAATCAGACCAAGAAGCCATGAATCTATATTCACGTGTACAACGTGGAGATGTTGACCAGTGTTCTTTTGGTTTTGAAATTCTGAATGAAGAAATGATTCAAAATTCTGATGGAACCGTCAAATTTATTATCAAGTCAATCAATCTTTATGAAGTTTCTGTTGTGACTTTTCCGGCTTATCAAGAAACGGCTGTAGAAGCACGAAGTAAACAAATTGAAGATGCGCAAAAACGTACCTTGCAAGCACGCAAGGATGAATTAAAGGAGAAATTAAATGGCATTAAAACAACTTATTTTGTCTCGTAAAATTAGCGAGCGTTCAAACCAACTTTCTGAATTGTTAGAGCAACGCTCATCTTTAGAAAAGCGAGAGGAAGAAATTACACGAGCTCTCGAAGAAGCTGTAAGTACAGAAGATGTTAATCAAGTCGCTAAGTCAGCTGATGAGCTTGAAAAAGAAATTAAAGATTTAGATGAACAAATCAAAAATTTAGAAGATGAAAAAGCTGGTCTCGAAAAAGAATTAGAAGAAATCTCTAGCTCAGATAATTCTGACGCTACTGACACAACAGAAAAAAGTGGTAATCGATCTATGAAAAATAAAAATATCTCAACCCGTGAAGGTGGTGAAAAACTAGAGCAAACACGCTCAGCTATCAATGCGTTCGTTCACTCAAAAGGTGCGCAACGTGCATCTGCAGGATTTACATCTGTTGAAGGTGGTGCATTAATTCCCGAGGAATTGTTAGCGCCTGCACTTGTTCCTGAAGATGTTGTTGACTTGAAAAAATACGTAAATGTTATCCAAGTCAATACCGCATCTGGTAAATATCCAGTGATTGCCAAATCAGGCACTAAGATGGCAACGGTCGCTGAATTAGAAGCTAACCCTAAATTAGCAAATCCAAAATTCACAGAGGTTGATTTTAGCGTCGCTACTCGTCGTGGATATATTCCGATCTCACAAGAGATTGTCGATGATGCTACTTATGATGTCACTGGTCTAATCGCTGACGAAATTACAGACCAAACATTGAATACAACGAATGCAGATATTGCAACTGTTTTGAAAACGGCAACAGCTAAAGCTGTCGTAGGTGTTGACGGCATCAAAGACACTATTAACGTTGCGATTAAGCGCGTATACAATGTCAAATTGATCGTGTCAGCTTCACTATACAACGAACTTGACAAACTGAAAGATAAAAACGGACGCTATCTTCTTCAAGATTCCATTACCGCTGCAAGTGGTAAGGTGTTGCTCGGTAAAGAAGTTGTTGTGTTAGACGATGACATTATCGGTACTGCATCTGGTAACTTAGTAGGTTTCTTAGGAGACCCCAAAGCTTTCATGAGCTACTTTGACCGCAAACAAACAACAGTCGCTTGGGTAGATAACCAAATTTACGGCAAATTACTTGCTGGCGTAGTGCGCTATGATGTTAAAGCTACAGACACAGAAGCTGGATTCTACATCACTTACACGAATGCACCTGCTGGGGCATAAGGAGCGACGTTATGAAGTATGTGACAATTGTTGACTTCACCGACAAATATACAGGAGATGTGTACTATGTCGGTGATAAATACCCTGCAAAAGGAAAGACTAAGAAAGCTAGACTAGATGAACTATCATCGTCTAGCAATCAGCGTAAAGAGCCATTAATTAAGGAAGTGAGCGAAGATGAATGAAACAGAGTTTAAGGCATCAGCCTTGGACTTGCTTAAAGCCTCCTTAGGCTATAAGTCAAATGTCCGAGATATTTTATTAAAAAAAATAATTGACGGTGTTATTTCTGAATTGACTGATGAAAAAGGCATTAAATTAGAATATGACAACTCATCTCATTTAATGTTTGTCGTTGATTTGTCGGCTTTTAGATACGACAACAAGGGCGGAAACGTTATGCCAAGAAACCTTGAATATCGTCTTAGAAATTTGATTATAAAGTTCGGCGGTGGTTCTATTGAATAATTGGGATTTAGAAGTAAGTCTACTGCAAGTTGATGGATATACAACGAATAAAATCGGTGACAAAGTACCAAAGTATAAAGCGATTGACCTTTTGGCATACGAAAAGCCAATAACTCGTGGCGAGCTGATAATCGCTGGTCAATCTAATATTCAAATTTCTAAAATTGTTGTTATTCACGGATTTGAGTACTCAAATGAGGAGCTTTTGGAAATTGAAGGAGTCAGATATCAAGTGATTAGCTCTTACAAAATCTCAAACGAGGAATTAGAGCTTAAATTGAAATCTAAAAAAGGCGGTGCTTAATGGATATCGCAGATGAAATCGCAAAGGCTTTATCTGAGTATTCGGAAGAAGTCGCTGAAAATTTAGAAGCTATCAAAAAAGAAGTCGCCGAAGATACGGTTGAAATGCTTAAAAGCACTAGCCCTCGTGGCAGGCGTGGAAAATACGCTAAAGGTTGGCGTATGAAAAAAGACGGAACAGGGTATTATGTCCATAACGCCACTGATTATCGCCTTACACATTTGTTGGAACGTGGGCATGCTAAGGCTAACGGAGGACGCACAAAAGCGCAACCTCATATTGCGCAAGCTGAGAGAGAAGCCATTGAAAAAATAGGAGTGAGGATTCAAACTTGAATATTTCTGAATTGCGAGAAACTCTCGGAACGCTTGATATACCAGTTAGATATCGCGCTTTTAATGTTGGTGAAGTTCCTAGCTTGCCTTATTTACTGTACTATACAACTGATAATCAAGGCACTTTAAAGGCCGATAATCATAACTATGCTAAGGCTTATAATTTAACTCTTGAATTATATAGCGAAGAAAAAGACCTTGAATTAGAGGAAAAACTAGAGGCGCTACTCGATGCGAATAACATTGAGTACGATACATTTGAAAGCTACTTAGATACTGAAAGTATGTACGAAGTGGCTTATGATATTACGATTTAAGGAGGGCTTAAATGCCAGTAAAAGAAAACAAAGTCGTTTACGGACTCGAAAACGCACACTATGCCAAGTTGACATTTGGAGTAGGTGGCGCACCTACATTTGCACCGCCAGTCGCTTTAAAAGGTTCCGTTGAATTTAAAATGGATCCAGAGACAAATTCAGTTGAATTTGCAGCGGATAACGATTCACAGTACTTCACAGAGGATGAAAACAACGGGTACAGCGGTACACTTACTATCGCTAATATGCCTCTATCTTTCCGACAAGATATTCTTGGCGAGGTGCTAGACGAAACCGACGGGACAATTACCGAACTAGCTGATGCAAAATTCAGCCCGTTCGCCTTACTTTTCCAATTTGATGGAGACGAGACGAAAACACGGCATGTACTCTACTACTGCAACGGTAGCCGTGCTAGCATCTCATCTAAAACAGGTAAGGATATTTCTGGAGTTGAATTGCCATTCAAAGCTAAACAGCTTGTAATTGGTGATGAAAAACTCATCAAGACTCAGACAACTAGTGCAGAGTCAACAAAATACACTGACTGGTTTAAAGCGGTCTATGTAAAAGGCGCACAACCTGGCGTAGGATGACATAATAGTTCAAAGAGGTGGCTAAGGCTGCCTTTTTTTTAGGAGAAAAAACATGGAAAAAACAATTTATATCGACGACAAACCAGTTCGCTTAAAATCAACAGCGGCAACTGCCATGCGTTATAAAGCACAATTTAAAAAAGACTACTTCTCAGAACTTTTGAAGTTAGCGAAAGTTTTCTCTGGTCAAGAAAAAGATGGAGAAATTGATTTACAAGATATTTCTTACGAAAATATGGGTCTTGTCGATTTTGAAGTGCTTTATAACTTCATTTGGGTTTTGGCAAAAACAGCAGATAAAACAATCCCAGAACCTCTTGAATGGCTTGATGGATTTGACTCAATGCCAATTGCAGATATTTTCCCTGAAATTTCAGAATTACTTCAATCGTCAATTGAATCAAAAAAAAAGTAGACAAAAAAAGCGGTTCTGACGAATTATTTACAGAGGAGTCGTTTTTCTATGTGTGCAGGCAATGCGGTCTGACGATGGATGATTTAGACAACATGAATATCGGTCAGTGTTTAGACTGCATTCAAGAATGGATTCAAAATAACGACAAAGAAAACACTGGCGGAGCTGAAAGAAAGGCTACTCAAAGTGATTTCAATAAATTTTAAAAGAAAGGAGAAAAATGGCAGGTAAAAATATAAAAGGTATCACGATTGAGATTGACGGGAATGCGACAGGTCTTGACAAGGCTTTAAAGGGCGTTAATAACACTTCTGTAAAACTCAATACAGAATTAGGTCAAGTTAACAAACTGCTCAAATTTGACCCATCTAACGTCACAGGGCTATCTCAAAAACAAGAGTTGTTAACTAAGTCTATTGAAAACACATCTGATAAACTCAATCAGCTTAAATCAGCTCAATCTCAGGTAGAAGCTCAGTATAAATCTGGGAATATCGGAGAAGAACAGTATAGAGCATTTCAGCGTGAGATTGCGACTACCGAACAAAGTTTAAATGGTTATAAATCACAATTAAGTGGTTTGCAATCTGAACAAGAAAAATTAGGCCAAAATACAAAAAGACTAAACACTTTTTTTGAAGCAAGTGGAAAATCTATCAATGACTTCAGCGATATTCTAGGCACTAGGCTAGTTAACTCTATAAAGAACGGTACAGCTACAAGCGACCAATTAGAAATGGCGCTTAATAAAATTGGCAAGGAAGCACTTGGCGCTGGTACTGATTTAAACGAGATGAAACAGTCCCTTGATAAAGTTGATGATGGCGGATCAATTGCTGGCGTAAAAAACGATCTTGAAAGTTTGAAAGTTACATCTAATTCAACTGATGAAGAACTTGGAAAATTAGGTGGTGGGATAACCGCTGGCAATATGATGCAAGCTACACAAGTGATTGCTGATGTAGGCGAAAAAATCAAAGAAGTTGCAGCAGCAGCTCAAGAAGCTTTCAGAGATATTGACGACGGCATGGATACATTTACAACTACAACAGGTCAAAATTCAGATGTTATAAAAGCTTCATTCGATAAGATTTATACAAGCATGCCAATTGAAAGTACCGCTGATTTAGGGCAAGCATTAGGTTCGCTCACTCAACAATTCGGTTTTACAGGAGACAAACTAACCGGATATGGTACACAATTAATGCAATTCGCAGAAATCAATAATACTGATGTTAAATCAAGTGTTGATAATGCCAAGTCAGCAATTGAAACCTATGGCTTAAGCTACGATGATTTAGGAAGCGTTTTGGATACGGTCACTGCAGTGTCTCAGAAAACTGGTGTTAGTGTTGATGACCTGATGACAAAAGCTGTTGAAGGTGCACCGCAAATAAAAGCTCTAGGCTTATCGTTTGGTGAAGGAACAGAATTGCTTGGTAAGTTTGAACAAGCTGGCGTTGATAGTTCTGGTGCGTTGAGTAGCCTATCAAAAGCTAATGTTGTGTATGCAAAAGATGGCAAAACTTTACAAGAAGGATTGAAAGGGACTATCGATTCCATAAAAGGAGTAAAAAGCCAAACAGAGGCTCTTACTATTGCGAGTGAAGTTTTTGGGACTAAAGGCGCTACTCGCATGGTTGACGCTATACAACGTGGTAAATTTAACCTAGATGAATTAGGCGGCGCTGCTGAAAAATCTGGCGGAACCGTTAAAAAGACATTTGAGTCAACAGAGGATCCAATCGACAAGCAGGCGGTTGCTTTGCAGTCTGCTAAGTTATCTTTTAGCGAACTTGGCGCAACAATTGCTGAAGGGTTACAACCAATTTTAGATTCACTAATACCAGTTTTAAAATCTCTTGGAGATATATTTTCAAATATGCCAACTGGAATGAAGACATTTGTTGTTATCTTAGGCGCGCTACTGGTTGCGTTTGCCGCTCTAGCTCCGTTTATAGCGGCTATAATTACCATATTTTCCGCATTAAGTGGAGCTGTGGTAGTTGCTGGCGGTGGAATGGCATTTTTAACAGGTACTTTGCTACCAATAATTGGTGTGGTTGTCGCTGTTATAGCTGTAATAGCAGCAATAGTACTGGCTATAAAAAACTGGGGTAAGATAGTAGATTGGATGAAGGGAGTTTGGGGAGGTCTTAAAGACTGGTTTTCTAATCTTTGGGACGGAATAAAAGAGGTAACAAGTAGTGTTTGGGGGGCAATAAGCGACTTTTTCTCTAATACTTGGAAAAGCATTGTAGATACAGCGACTGCTATTTTCACGCCGATTATTCAAGTTTTCCAACTTATATTTATGACGATAGCTTCTATAATCCAAGGTGTCTGGTTGTTCATAACGTCAATTTTGCAAGCTGCATGGAATATCATAGTTTCGCTAGCGACTGCTATTTTTACGCCAATTGCTGATTTTTTCAGTGGTATATGGACTTCAATAAGTAATAAAATTTCAGAAGTTTGGAACGCTGTCACAGCATTTCTTTCTGGTGTATGGAACTCTATAAGCCAAACAGCAATAGCTATATTTACACCAATTGCCGAGTTTTTATCTGGTATTTGGACTAGCATTAGCACGACTATATCTAACGTTTGGATTTCGGTTGTTAGTTTCTTATCTGGTATTTGGAGTAGTATTTCAGCAACTGCTAGTTCTGTTTTTTCTTCTATAGCTAATTTCTTATCTGGAATTTGGAATGGGATAAGCAGTGCTGTATCTGGAGCGTGGAACGGAATTGCATCATTTATTGGAGGCGCTATTAATGGCATTTCTTCAAATATATCGTCTGTTTTTAATTCAATAAAAAATGTAGTTTCAGCTGTTTGGGATGGCATTAGGTCAGCAATCGAAACGCCAATGAATGCAGCGAAAGACACTGTAAGTAATGTAATAAATTCCATAAAAGGTTTTTTCAGCGGTTTGAGTTTGAAGTTTCCATCAATAGAGATGCCGAAACTACCACATTTTAGCATTCAAGGTGAATTTTCACTTAAAAATATGACAGTACCCCACTTGTCTGTTGACTGGTTCGCGGATGGTGGTATTTTAACAAAACCTACAATCTTTGGGCAAAACGGAAATAGCCTTATGGTAGGCGGAGAAGCTGGCAAAGAAGCCGTTGCGCCACTTTCTGATTTAATGTCATACGTCGAATCGGCGGTTGCTAATCAAATTGGAGATATGAGCGGTAACTTTGCTCAAATGATTCAACTGTTATCTATTATCGCAAGTAAAGAACTTGCATTGGATTTTCCTGGTGGTGATTTAGCTAGAATATCTTATAAAGAAACAGAAAAATTAATTTTAAGGAGTAACGTATGACATCAAGAAAATTTTTGCTTTATAATAGCGAAGATGATTTGGTAGATTTGAATAATCATGAAATTTTCGTCTTTAATCCAACAGGATTAGGCGTTTCTTTTTCTAACAGTTTTTCAAATGTCAGCGCTAATTTTTTACAAGAAAAGTCTGTGCTTAATTCCGCTAGTTTAAAGCTAGATATTATTTTCAGCAGAAATTCTACAACTCCATACGAAAAATATGAAGAATTTGTAAAATTTCTGAATAAGCCTCCATTTAAGCTAATTTACGAAATAAGCGGAAAAACATTTCAACGAGATTGCGTGCTTTCAGAGTTGTCGAAAGGTGAAATAGTTACTAATGTTTTAGCTGAAAGTTTGACTTTAGATTTCACAACACCTTTCTATAAAGAAATATCTGAAACTTACAAGCCAAACTCAGACGCTGAAGGTGATGGCAAGATATACGCAGGAATTAATAAGCCTAGAAATCTGATCGCCAATCCAAACTTCTTAAACAATATGCAAGATTGGTCGAATACGAGCGATCCAGAAGGTACTTATCAACTGCAGGCACCTGCTTCTGATAAGCCAAATTCTAACATTCTGAAACTGACATCAAGTAACAATAAGTTATCAAGTTTCATAAATGCTTGGGGTCTCAAAGCCAAAAAAGGCGAACGTTTATCGTTTCGTGTTGATATTAAAACTGAAAATAACCCTGACTATGATAGACCCGTGATACGTGTTGGATATGGCACGGGCGAGAAGAACTACAAATATTCTGATTTTGGTGTGACATCAAGCTCATCAGGTTTTAAGACTGCTACAATATCGTTCATTGTGCCTGAGGATGGTGTGTTTCAGTTGTATCTGATTAATCAAAACTGGTCAACAATGGGCGAGATGTCAACATATTTCAGAGAACCGATGTTAATTCGTGGAGATGTAGAAAACTTACCAGCTGATCAGTATGATGATAGCTACCCGAATTTGAATTTGATTACAAATACAAAAACGCAGTCATATACTTCGACTGGTACAGCAACTAATGTAAGCGCTAGTTATTATCTTATATCTGGCAATAAATCAGATATAGAGAATAAACAGGTAACTATATCATATAAGTACTTAATCACCAATTCAGCAGGAATATGGTCTGGTACTATACGACCAGCATATGGCATGGGAGGTGCCAATCAACTAGTAAGCAATACAAACCTAAGCGGAACACACAAAGAGACAGTCACGCTTGGAGGTGTTTGGCCGACATCTTATGCTATAACAGTAACTGGTTTACCAGCAGGCACAACAGTAACCATTAATAATCTTAAAGTAGAATTTGGTTCAACCGCAACTCCTTGGATGCCATCTGCTAGTGAAGTTCAACCATCTGATTATCCAAGCTTTTTAAGCGGGTTTTATGAAGGAAAACAGAGCAACAATTACTATGCTTATCAATTCGTGTACGAATCAGATTATAACGGTAAATCTGGTGTTTTCCAGATTGAAAATAATTCAGTGTATATTAGTTCTGCTAAAGGCTCACCAGTTGAAATTACTGTACATGGACCATGCACTAACCCATACTGGGAAATTTTGGACGGGTCAAAAGTGTTACAG